CCCTGCAGGAGCGCGGCTTCGCTGCCGAGCGCGTGCCTCTTAGTGGCGCCGCGCGCGGGCGCTTCGGCGGCGATGTGAGCATCCCACTGCTTGGGGCCGACCGCCGTGTCGAGGTGAAGTGCCGGGGCAACGGATTCCGTCAGCTCTATGACTGGCTCGAAGGGCACGATTTTCTGATCGTTCGCGCCGATCGCCGCGAGCTCCTCGTCGTCATCCCCCTGAAGCTCGCTGCTGAGATCGCCATGGCCGCAGAGCGCTCGACCAAAGGGGGCGCGCCATGAGGATCATCGGCGCTGATGAAAGGCTCAACGAGCCCCGCGGTGTAAAGATCCAGCTCATCGGTCCGACCGGCGTAGGGAAGACATCGCAGTTGCGCACGCTCGAGCCGCCCCGCGTGCTGTTTCTCGACGGCGAGGCCGGCGATCTGAGCGTGCAGGATGTTCCGGTCGATACCATCCGCATCGACGACTGGCAGACCGCCCGCAATATCGCGGTCCGCATCGGTGGGCCCAATCCGTCGTTCGCGCCGACCAGCTGCTACTCCGAGGCGCACTACAAGGCGGTCGGGGGCGCGCTCGAAAACCTCGATCGCTATGACGTGATCTTCGTCGACAGTATTACCGCGATCAGCCGGCTTTCGTTCCGCTGGGCCGAGCAGCAGCCAGAAGCGCGCTCGGAACGCACTGGCGCCAAGGATCTGCGCGGCGCCTACGGACTGCACGCCCGCGAGATGCTGATGTGGCTGCACCAGCTCCAGCACGTGCGCAGTAAGCACGTGGTGTTCGTCGGCATCCTCGAGAAAGTCACGGACGAATTCGGCCGCTTCGTCGAATACCGCTTGCAGATGGAGGGCGCGAAGGTCCCACGCGAGATCGGCGCCATCGTCGACGAGACCATCGTGATGGAGTTCCTCGACTTCGGCAATCACAAGCCAGTCCGCGGGTTCGTCTGCCGCCCTGACAATCCCTGGAAATTTCCGGCGAAGGATCGCTCCGGAAAGCTCGATCAGACCGAGCCGCCGCACCTCGGCAACCTGATCGCAAAAATCCTTAATCGCGGCAATTCCACCCCCAAGACATAGGAGGGGCCCATGCCCTTCGACTATTCGCAGACGGCCGACCCTAAGGACTTCTCTCAGCCCATTCCGGACGGCACCCTCGCCACGGTGCAGATGCGCATCCGCCCCGGCGGGGTTGGCGAAGACAATCTCCTCAGGCGCACGGCGAGCGGCGATGCCGAGATGCTCGACTGCGAGTTCGTCGTCGTCGACGGCGAGTTCGTGAAGCGCAAGTTCTGGGACACCTTCATCCTTGAGGGCACGACCGACGGCCAGAAGGAGATGGCAAAGACCAATCGCGGGCGCCTGAAGAAGATCCTTGAGAGCGCGCGCGGCATCAAGAAGGACATGCCGGCGGAGCAGGCCCGCCCGCTGTACAACGCCGACCTCAAGGACTTCGACAACCTCGTGTTCGTCGCCAGGGTCGGCATGAGGAAGGGCGAGCCCAAGAAGGACGGCAGCGGCAACTGGCCGGACAAGAACTTCTTAGCGGCTGCGATCAGTCCCGATCACAGAGATTGGCACCCAGTCGAGCAGCCGCCGCCCTTCAACGGGGGCGGGGGCCCGCAGGCGAGCGCTTCGCCCGCCTCCGCGCCCGCGGACTCGGCGCCCATCGCCCCTCCGTCATGGGCCAGCTAGCGATGAAAAAGGCCCGCACCATCGGGATGGTCTCGGAGACCGCCCTGGAAGACGAATGGCAGCGGCGCGCAACCGCCGCCGCCATCGAGGCCGCGCGTGGGGTCGTCAAGCTCGACGGCCCCATCCCGCCCGGCACGCCGGTCGGACGGCTGGCCGATACTGAGTGGGGCTGGATCCTTGCCGCGATGCTGTTCGCCTGGATCAGTAAGCGCGCCGAGCAGGCGGCTTGTGAGGAGCTCGATACCGAGCAGACCATTCGCCTGACCGGACTAGATCCTGAGCCGTGGGACAGCGGCTGTGTCGCGGCGATCCTGCCCGAGCTCGCGGCCACCTGCACGAGCATCGACTGGTCGCAGCCGATCACAGCCTGGCCGAAGGACACGATGATCGAGTTCCTGCTCGCCGCCATGCGGCTAATCCGCAAGGCCATGATCGCGCGCGACCTCAGCGACAAGGGCGTCACGCGTCAATCGAGCGCCAGCACGATCGCGCGCCAGGCGAACGCTGCGGGCGGCGGACCGTTGATGGCGCCCGACGAATGGAATGACGAAATTGGGATGTGAGCTATGGCCGAGCATGAACCCTGCATTGGCGAAACGTCTGAATGGTATACGCCGCCGGAGATCTTCAAGGCGCTCGGCCTCATCTTCGATCTGGACCCGTTCTCACCCGGTCTCGATCGTTGCTTCGTACCGGCGCAGCGTTGCTACACCCTCGAGGATAACGGCCTGATCAAGCCGTGGTTCGGGCTGGTGTTCTGCAACGGACCTTTTCTCGGACGCAACGGCCATGTGCCGTGGCTGATCAAGTTTCTCGACCACGCCAACGGCATTGCCATCGTGCGCGCCTACACAAGCTCCGGCTGGTGGCACAAGCATGTTGTGCCGCGGGCCGAGCTTCTGCTGTTTCCGAAAGGCAAGACGAAATTCATTCGACCTGACGGAAGTGTCGGCAAGGCGCCCGGTCACGGCGTGGTGCTCATTGGCATGGGCGAGGTCCGCTCCGCGCTTCTCAAGAGCGGACTCGGCTTCTGCGCCGTCATCGTTAAGCCGGGCCCATTCCGCGGCGTGCAGCTGCCGCTCTCTTTCGCGGAGAGGATCGGGCACGCGGTGCCATTAGCGAAATGAAATTGCGATGCACGACTACTACGAACCCAGGCTGGCGGATGAGCCGATCAACATCGCGCTCAACGAGGCGATCGAGCGCGTCGCGGCGGGTAAGGCGGAGCTCCCGCATCCGTACCTGGGCGCGAGCATCGTCGGCTCGGAATGCCTGCGGCGGGTGCAGTATGATTGGTGGTGCACTCCGGTGCTCGACGCCCGCACGCGCGCGATCTTCGCCCGCGGGCACTACTTCGAGGCCCGCGTCCGCGAGCAGCTGGTCGCTGCGGGGTTCAGGTTCGCCCCGCCGGAAGCGCTCGCGTTCACAGGTGTGAACGGCGATCTCCGCGGCCACGCCGACGGGATCATCATGGCCGGGCCCAATCCGCTCGGCGCCGCCTACGTCAACTACCCGTTCATCTGGGAATGCAAGGCGCTCAACGCGCGCAACTGGCGCGCCCTCGCGCGCAGCGGGCTCGAGCGCGAATTCCCGCGCTACGCGGCGCAGGTCGCGCTCTATCAGGCCTACCTCAAGCTGACCAATCCGCTGCTGTTCAGCGCCATCAACGCCGACACCTGTGAGCTACTGCATTTCTGGGTGCCATTCGACGCCGAGCGCGCGCAGTTGTGGTCCGACCGCGCCGCCAACATCATCGCGGCGACGCGCGCCGGCGAGCTGCTGCCGCGCGCCTACAAGGATCCAGACAAGTTCCCCTGCAAGATTTGTCCGCACGTCAAGCGGTGCTGGGGGACGACATGAGCGACGATCCCTTCAAGCCCCCGATCTCTCCCGACGTCACGCTGCTGGACGAGATCGCCATGGCCATCAACGAACGCGGTTTCCGGCGCGAGCCCGGCGAATGCAGCTGGCCGTACCTTGAGCCCGAGATGAAAGCGTTGGCGAATCTGATTCAGCGGCGCGCCGAGAAGGGCGACACCTTCCCCAAGACCATGATTGGCTTTGCGGTGATGCTCGTCATCGACGGAATGGTCGCTCAGAACTTGTGCGACTTGAGGCTCGCCAAGCGATCGTTACCGCCGTTCGATAGCGGCCCATCTCGTGGTGATCCGCCATGAGCGCGGACAAGAAAACCCTGGAACAGAGGATCGCCCTGATTATCCGCCTGCTGGGGTCGGATAAGGATGGCGAGATCCTTGCCGCCGCAGCCGCGCTCAAGCGCACGCTGGCGTCCGCCGGCACCGACTTCAACGGCTTAGCTCACGGCATCGAGAACCTGGGCAAGGGGATCTCGAACGAGGAGCGGAAGAAGATTTGGGACGCGGCCGTGCAGCACACCGAGAACCGGCTGCACGGAGCGGACGACTTCATCGACTCCACTGGCAAGCCGACGTGGGAAGCAGTCGCACTGTTCTGCCAGCGCAATAAGCAGCGGCTCGATACTAGGCATCATCAGTTCATCGACGATATGGCCTCGCGCACGGTGTGGGGGCACGAACCGACCGAGAAGCAGCACAAGTACCTCTTCGCCCTGTTCCTCAAATTGGGTGGAAAAATCATATGACCGCGCAAGTGGACGAAGCGACTGTTCGCCAGTTCATCGGGATCATCGCCGCGCACGCGCGCCAAGCGATCAACGGCGCCGGCCCGCCGGGCGTGCTGCAGCTTAGCCGGCTCAATC